ATTCCAGTAGTTTGATTTACCTCAACAGTAACTGGAGAAAGAACATTCCAAGTTCTATTACTACCTGTCGCGACAGGTCCTTTTTGAAGGGTAATATTGTTGGGATATGAATCACCAGTTTGATTGGTTTGCACTTTCAAGTAAATGCACGCTTTAGAGCATGTAATTGAAGTTGGTGTATAACTGAGTAATTTTGCAATATTTACAACATTGTCTCTTACTGTAGACGATGAAATAAATGCTTCATTCATGGACATATTTGCCATGAATGAAGAATAATATGTATTATAAGATAATACGTCTACAAGGTAAGATAAACCCGATCCCTCAAAATCATAATCTAAGAATTCTTCTCTAGTTCTTAGATATGTTTTGATAGAAGACTTAATATCTTCAAAATCTAGTGCTGTTAAATTATTGGGTAGCATTAGGAAGGTCTCTGTAATACAAACTGGATAGTTTCAGTAATCGGTAATCCAACAATTCTATATTCCAAACTTACGGTAACAGAATTGAGATCATAATCTGGAATACACCTTAGATTTGTGACTTCAACTCGCTTCTCATAATTTTTAATTGTATTTAGAATTTCAACTTGTAAAGAATCAATCATAAAAGGATCTAGCGGCTCAAAGAGCATATTGTAGACATTAGATCCAAATTTGGGATTAAACAGTTTTTCGCCAGGGGCAGTCAAGACAATATTTTTAATCGACTGTTTAATAGATTCTTCGTTTGTCACAGAAGCAATATCTTTTGAAAAGGGATTCTTAAGGATACTCATATTGATATCCTTAAAAGATCTAGATCTTTTTAAATCACTACTTGAAATTGGTTTAAGCGTCATTTCGCAAAGATCTATCTAGATAACTGTTTTATTTATCGACCTTCCAATAAAAAAGGACGCCGAAGCGTCCTCAAATCATTTACCCTGTCCTCGGTATGCTTTCTTTCGACCATTACGAGAAGATGCCGAAAGTTTAGTGTTTGCGCTTTGACCTTGACGAGTTTTTTTCGGGGGTGCGGTAACATGCTGAATACCTTTTCCGTAAAGTGCCATAATTTAAACTCCAATAAAAACGTTTTCTGATCCAGTAGCGATCAATGATAAACATGGTGGACCTAATGGGTCACCAACTCTACATGCACGTCTTCCATTGATGAAGACCGTCTTAGTTGTTGCAGTTGCCTTTCTAACGTGTCCTCCACCCCCTGCAATGTCTTCAACACATAAAGTTTGGGTAGGACATGGTATGGGAGCTGGAGGATTCTTACAACCGCCAAGAACGATAAGATTTGTGCAAGATGGTGGGTGATTCGTCAACAAATCTTGATCGACAATTGGAAATTTGGTTGAGTTAATAATAACATTAGCAACCGTTGCGACACCAGTAAATGGTGTCTGTGGTGCAGGAGGCCAGATGTTAGTCGCATCCATTGCTGCAATGGATTTTTTAGGTGCGGTTTCACATGTGCCTGCACACGGCATTTTAGCATGGACATTTGCTGGAATACATCTTCCATGTCCGCTACAACTACCAGAATAGAATGCTGCTGATAGACCTGCCAATTATACTACCTCCTAATTTAAACGTCAAACGGATTGCCATACGCATTAACAGCAGCTGCATATGTATTTGTTGATTTGGTCATATGGTGACGAATCTGCTGTTGACCTACTGCAATCCATTGTTTACATCCAGGGCCAAGTACTTCGGACCCTCCTGTATATGTATATTGGTAATCAACAGTTTGAGTTTGAACAGTAAAATCTGCAGGTTTACCAGGACCAACACAATTAAGATGGGCACAACCGTCTTCTACAGGAGTGCAAGTAAGACTAATCGTAAAATAAACGTCTTGTCTTGGATCAGATCTATATTGCTTCATGTAATACTTGGTTCCTGTAGATGCTTGGGGCATATCTAAGAATCTACGTTGTGTTGTTGCAACACGTCTTTCATCGTAGGTGATACTATCTGGGACAAGAGACTGAATGATAATATCAAATTGCGTATTTTGTGTCTGATTATGAGCATCAAAGGCATCTCTTTGATTTTGTTTCCACTTTTCGTAGATTTGGGGATCTATATCATTACCATTGGCATCAGGAAAAGGTCTGTCTAGAGGAGTTGTTTGATCTCTTGCTGTTTCAACTGATTCCCTTGAGTATTCCCTCTGAGGGAGCTCAATTCTTCTTGGAATGGAGGTATCTGCCTGCACTTCCGTATTGGGTATTGGATTAGTATGCTCTGATTTTTTTAATCCCTCTTCTCTAACTTCAATTGATTCGGCAAGACCCTGATTTGTTTTTCTAACTTCAAAAAATTCAGGAAAACCTCCATAATCTTGCCATCTATTGATAACATTTTTATAACTATCATCTTCAGGAAGAACTCCATCGTATGATGTATATGTTTCCGTAGGATCGTATCCTCTAACCCAAATTTTAGGAGGATTTGCAATTACTTCCTGTGCTGTTGCCTCAAACTCTTCTTGAGTCTCGTATTCCTGCTCATCAACGTTATATACCGTCGTTGTAGACATATCATACCCAGATCCTTGCGAAAGAATCTCAATTCCAGTCAAAACTCCACCACTAAAAGTGCCTTTTACCGCAGCGGCTTTGCCACTAGGGTTGTTTGGATCCGTAATTTGCAAATATGGGTCTTTTACAGTGTCCCAACCCCGCCCACCATCGTTAATAGTGGCACCAGTAACCTGTCCATTTGACAAAGTTACGTCAATATCGGGTTGCTGGACCGCTTCCCATACATCTGCACCATTCAAATCAACGTTGTGTGTGGTATATTGCACAGATTTATCAAAAAACTCGAAATAACCACCGTAAAATGCTCTATCAACGATGCCAAAACCCGCATGAGCAGTGACTACATGGTTTCTACTAGAGGTATATTGCGTGTCTTTGACGAAATCTGAGCCTGCTGCGTCCAAATATATGATCTGATAGGGAAAATTCTCCAAATCCGTGTGAAAAGCGCGGACAACCATGTGTCCATTAAGCGTATCACCAGGCAAAAGGACATCAAACTGCGCGGATCCACCCACTTGAGTGATAGGACCAATGCCAGACACGACAAGATCGATAGTAAATGTGCTTGAATCACCGCTTGGATGAGTATGTACGTAAGATAACGTGTATGTGTCACCTACTGTATACCCTTGACCTGGCGTAATGATCTCCAAAAACTCCCATTGAGTGCCTACAATCACAGCAGGATCGTTTGTAGTGTCCAAAGCAGGAGAAATACGTACTTTTACTGCTAATCCACTTGAAGTTTGATCAATAAATTGTGCCCCTTCATAGATTTCAAAGGTTGTAAATGATTCTTCACCTGCCTGCCAAGGATTTTGTGAAGTTGTAACTGGTGTTTGTGATCCAGATCCTGATCTCCATGCAGCACTAGTGCCACCACTATAAGAAAAATCGAGATCTACAACACCATTTGGCACTGTAGTAGACAGTGCATCATAGGAAATAACTAATTTATTACTTGTTGTGCCAATACCAAACACCAGTGGATATGGACAATCTGGATCATCCGTCTCGTCTGGTCCATTATAGGTATATGTCAACGTTGTCCTTAGAGGAGTGCAACTAAAATTAGAGCATGGTGTGCATTCAGATTTTGATGATACAGGACCAGGACTATCGGGACTTGGTGAAAGACCAGTTCCAGGTGCTCTAGTTTCTCTTTCAGTCGCAATACTATAACAAGGAGTGCCTACAACTCCAGCATTATCACCAATATCATACAAATAACCAAACCAAGTGTCACTATCCATCGGTTGAAATGATAGTCCACTTGGAAAAAAGTCAAAAAGTGCTCCAACATCACCACATAGTGTTTTGGTAATTTTTCCACACTCTACAGCAGCATCTGGTGTGCCACCCATTGGAGAATTATAATCAACACCACCCTCATAAGGTGCTGGATAAGGACTCACAATTATAGCGTCATACATCACCTTATCAACAGGTTGTTGATCAAGACCATTAGGTTGATCAATAGCGGGATAAATGGCAACATCAACTAATCTTGCTTGAGTTGCTAAACCAGGATCTCTAGTATCACAATGACCATTAGAATTACGAGTGCCACCAAAACGTCCGAAATAAAATCCCTCACAAGGATCTCCATCGGTGTAACAACCATTTTGGCGTACGCCGTCATTTTCATGTCTGCTAGCCATCTTTCTTTAAACTCCTAAGCGTTGAGTAGATATAATCAAAGTTTTCCTTAATATTTAAGTAATCATCATGTCCGACAGGTTTGTATAGAATCTTATCGGGTGTTGGGATCTTTACAACATGCTCTTCTAATTCTTTGACCCTATCATTTAAATTGACTACACATTCATTAATCGCATTAATTGCTTGATCAATATCTTTCATTGAATTAGAAATTGCAATGAAGTTATCATCAATCTCTTTGATAATTAAATTTTCTTCTTCAGTCATTCTCAGTATAAGTGATAACGAATTGCTTTGTTTCTTCACCACGACTGTTAACACATGTCTTATGGGTCAAAGTGCCATTAAGCATGTCACATACGTCTTCCAATTGTAGGTGAAGTTTAATTTCCTTTTCCTGTGGAGTCATCAGAGTAAACGCGGTGGTATGTGGTTTTCGCTGTGGAC